AGACTCATCAACTCGTGACATAAGACGAGTTTTTATTTGACTATGAATATCAAGTTTACACCCGATATATTGTGTATTATTATTGAGATCTAAGTTATTACTACCAAAATTATAATTTTTTTTAAATTTTTCTAATATATCAGAATTAATTACCGAATGAAAATCACCACCAGTTATCATATAATTCGGTGATTCAAAATTACCACCAAAAATAGTTTCAATTTTTGAACTATCTATAAGAATATCATAAAGTTTTTCAAATTGTTTATTTCTTATATTTTCATAAATATTTTCCTTTTTATTTTTACAGTCATCATTTAATTCTGATTTTAAATTATTTTCTATATTTTTAAGAAATTCAACATTTATGACATTTAATATCTTATCATCTTTAATTTTAAATTGTGCTATTAACATATTGTTATGTCCTTTTTTTACAACTTCCATTTCATCGTTTGGAATATTCCCATTCATACCTCCAAAAAAAGAATTTATAAAACCCTTTTTCTGTTTTTCACAATCATGAAAAAGTATATCTGAAACATTACTATTTTTTTTAGCATTAATTTGTGGCAAATCTAATTCTGATTGTGCTGAAAATTTATATATACTAAGTATAACATTTGATGTACCATCTTCATTCAAATTAGACATTAATATGTTTTCGTATGAAGGAAGTTTATTTTTCAAATCATTTTCTCGTAAATCATTTTGTTGTAATAATATTATATCAGGATTAATTCTAGTTATCTGATTTACATACTCATTAACAATATTTCTACTATTCCATTTATTAACATTCCAAGATAATATTTTACGTTTTGTTTCTATTTTTGCTTTTTCTTGTTCTTTTTCTATTCTCGCTTTTTTATTTTTTAAATCCTTTTCTTGATTTTCAAGATTTTCTAAAGTTTTTGTTAATGATATTAACTCATCTAATTTAGAAGACCCATCACCTTTTTTAAAAATTGGTTTATTAAAACCTTTTATTATTTCTAAAATATTATAATTTTCTTTTAAAATGTTTTCATACTTTGTAAAAGTCATTCCAATATTTTCTTTTTCTTTTTCACTAAGGAAAAGATTAGAAAAAGTAACCTCCCTTTCTAATTTGTCTTTTTCATTTTTTATTTCACTAATTTTTTTGGTTATTAATTTATCAATTTCTTTAATCTTACTATTAACTTCATCTTCGGTGGTATTTGGTGTTGATGTCTGTTTTTTATCAATATGTTTTGGTGTTTTATTTTTTTGTGATTTAAATATATTTTTATTTTTATTTAATTTTTTTTTGTCTTCTTCTTTTAAGTTGGATGAATATTTTTTAATTATATTATATATTTTATTAATCTTGTTTTTATCAATTTGTTTACTATCTAATTTAGATACAAAATCATCTAAATTACCAGTTTTTAATATCTGTTTCAGTTCATTTTTATTGCTACCACTAATATTATTTTTATGTTTTTTATATAATTCTTTAATCTTTTTAATACCTTCATTTTTTGTATCAGGTCTTTGTTGGCTTTGTCTTGATGGTTGACTCCCTTGTTGAGGTCCTCGTGTTTTTGTTTCTCCTCCCTTTTGATTACTTATTTTTTTTAGACATAGGGTCTTTTTTTTACCAGACATAACTTCTGTATAATTAATGCTAAAAATTTATTTTGTATGAAAAAAACTTAAAAAAAAGTGTTAAATCTTAAAAAAAAGTGATTTAATAAAAAGGGTTATTTGATTTATAAAGTATTACAAAACTTTTTACACATAATTATTTAAAGGTTTATACAATATAGATTAGTGTTTAGATTTTTGCTAAATAATTAAAAATGAATAAATTTTCAAACGATAATCGTATAAAAGAGGAATTTATTTCAAATGATAATTGTGTTTTTCCATCTAAACCTTTACCGCCTTTAAGAGATAAGATACAATTTGTTAAATTAACAAAGATAGAAGGGGTAGTTCAAAGAAGTCCAGAGTGGTTTAGACTTCGTAAGGGTATGATTACTGCGAGTTCTGTTGCGAGTGCTTTGGGAAAAGGGCATTTTAATACTAAAAATGATTTTATTATAAAAAAGTGTGGTAAAGGTCCTAAATTTACAGGCAATATTCATACGGAATGGGGTGTAAAATATGAGGATGTTGCTGTTAAATTATATGAATTGCGAAATAATACTAAAGTTCATGAATTTGGAATAATGGAACATCCTACTTATAAGTTTATTGGTGCTTCCCCAGATGGTATATCAGTGGAAGGTATTATGTTAGAAATTAAATGTCCTCCAAAAAGAAAAATAACTGGAATTCCTCCTAGACATTATTGGATGCAAATGCAAATTCAATTGGAAGTTTGTGATTTAGAATATTGTGATTTTTTAGAATGTAAAATAACAGAATATTCTGGTATTAATGAGTATTTAGAAGATACAAAAAAGGTTAAAAACGAAATTAAAAGTAACAAAACTTTGTTATATACAAAAGATGGTTTTGAGAAAGGAGTTGTATTAACATTTAATAATAAAGAAGGTGAAAATATTTATTTTCATTCTGAACTTTGTATATCTAAAGATGAGATTGATATTTGGTACAAAAAAACACGAGATATGGCTTTAAAAAAAGGATTAATTGAAAAAAAAATTAGTTTTTGGAGATTTAATAAAATAAGTTGTGTTCGTGTTGAAAGAGATAGAAAATGGTTTGGAGAAGTATTTCCACAATTGGAAGAGGTTTGGAATGAGGTAGAACATTATAAAAAAGTCGGTTGTGAATCACTTATGAAAAAGATTAAAAAACCAGTTGTAGAAGATATTGCTGAAAAAGAATATAACAAAGTATTAAATAATATGTCTGGTTATGAAAATATTATAAAAATGTTAAACAATCCAATTAAAAGTAATTCAAATAAAAATATAAAAACTCCAGATTTTGAGATACCAGATTTTATTAAAAATTTTTAAATTAAAAATTTTAGATACCAGATTTTATTAAAAATTTTTAAAGACATTATGATAATATATAAAGTCTTATTCTTATTAATAGTGAAGATAAGTAATAATGAATAAAAAAATAAGAAAAGAAATAAAAGAAAAAGTAAAAAAAGAAAAAATAAGAAAAGAAAAAGTAAAAAAAGAAATAAAAGAAAAAGTAAAAATAATTAAGACTGATATTAATTTTCAAATGACAAATTGGAGTGTTTCTGAAATGGAGGCCATATTTGATTTACAATTAAGTAGTTGGATATTACCAAAATATGTTCCTTTAAATGCTGTTATACCAAACAAAAGATTTATAGAAGAGTTTAAAGTAAATTTAGCAGCGTCGTGTAAATTGATAGTTAGATGTAAAACTGCTTTGGTTAGATTGATAAAATGTTCTAGGGAAACTATAGAAAAATCTGAATTTAATTTAAGACAGATAGTTCATCATGTTGATAATTGGATATCTAATTTAGAGGATTTTGTTGTAGATATTTTAAAAGTTATTGATTTTAAAATATCAAAGGAATTACAAGATAAAATAGATACAACTCGTGATATTGTTAAGAAGTGGAATACAAAATGGATTCCAAAATGGAATGAAAAATGGGATGTTTTATCTTCAGATTGTTCTAGCGAAGAGGAGTCTGAATAAGATTTAATTATAAAATAAATTAATAATATCTTTTCCAGAAAGTCTAATTTGTAATTGAGATAAAGGAATATTAGGAAAAAGACACATTGGAATAGTAAAGCATTTGTAATATTGTTTATCTTTATTTTTTGCGTTAAGTGCTTCGTGAAAAGAGTTTAAGACTGCTGAAAAGAATTTAGCGTTTAATAAAGTATAACCAACTGTTTTTTCGGTGCTATTTTTCCAAACAACGGTTGATGGTTTATCAACAATTTGTAAAATTCTATGTTCTTCCATTAATATTTTGCTTCCATCGCATGGAACTGTAAAGCAAAATGAGAATTTATTACAATGTTCCCTAGCGGTTCTTGAAAATCTAACACTGCTAATTGCTTTGCTATAAAGGGCATTATTTTTAAGAATATGTTTAATTGCTACAAGAGGACTTGTGGTTGTTAATAAGCAACACTGCATTATCTATTATATATATTATATATAATTAAAAAATTGATATTTTTTTTAGTTATTTATACATAAACGATAATTGTTATAATAGATAAAGATGTCTATTGAAATTGAATTATTATATAAGGTTCGTAAAAATTCTCTTATAAAGTTAAGAGATAGTGGTTATAAAATTCCAACTGGAGCATTTGAGTTAAATTTTGATGATTTTAAAAAATTATATGAAAAAAATCGTCATCATGTATATTTACCAGATGTAAAACCTCTTAATTTAGCAGAAGAAGATAAAAAGGGAGGTGGTATTTTTATTTATTTTGAGTTAAATGATAAGATTGATAAAAAAATATTTGTATCAACGATTGAGAGATTAACAAAAGAATATAAGGATTTAGATAAGTTGTTTTATGTTTTAAAAACTTTTGGTAAAAATAATCCTAGAAAGTTAAGCACTTTTGTTAAAAGTGAATTACAAAAGTATCCAAATGTTGAAATTCTTCAAAAGATTTTTCCATTTGATATAATGAATAATATGATATTACCAGAGTGTTATTTATTATTGTCTGAAGAAAAAGAAGCTGTTTTAAAATTATATGACACTCCATTGAGTAAATTCCCTAAAATTCATAAAAATGATCCAGTTGCCGTTCATTTTAATGCAAAAATTGGTGATATGATTTATATTAAAAGAAATGGTGGTAGAGAAATTACTTATAGGGTTGTAATAAAACCTAATTCTTTTTAGATTAAATAATTTATTAATAGTTTATATTATAAAGAAGTTATTAAAATGAGTGAGGTTAACAAAATTATAAATGCATCTTCTGTAAATAATTCTATTATAAATCCTTCTGTTCCTATTGATGTTAGGGCAGATATTCCTTTTGTTGAAAGACCTTATGATAAAGCAGTTTATCAAATGGGTGGAACTACACCACCTATAATGTCTGTAAAAACTAAGAAAGTTTATCAAGCGGAACCTCCGCATCCACAAAATGTATTATCAGTTCAGTTTAATAAAAAGAGTTTTAATGATGGTTTTATGAAAACTTATTATGGTTTTTCCGAGGAGCAAAATATTATGGGAAAAGTTGTTAATAATAATTCGAATGGTAATATTTACAGAGGTAATCAATTTAGTTTACCCCCTTTAAAAGAAAAACCTATGTATGTATTATTTAATGGTTCTGTTAAGGTTAATAATTTAGAATATATTAGCAAAGACCAGTCATATCCTTTAAAAGATAAAACAAAGCCTTTAAATTATTTAAATCGTTCGGTTTGGAATAAAGAATATCCAAAATTTAAAAATTATAATAATAAAGGTGTACCAATGTGGAAATATCCATATCATTCTATTAAGATTGAAAACTTTTTAGATAAGAAAGAAAGTAGAGATTATTTTTGGGTAATTAGTGTTTTATTTTTATTAAGTTTTATGTATTTACAGCATTAAATTATTTTTTTAATTATATTATATAGTTTAATATGTCTAAACCTAAACCTAAACCATCTATTCATGAACCTAATAATACAACACAATGTGTTTTAGACCAAGAAAAAGTAATGTTAGAACATATTTTAAGTCAGAAAGAAAAATTAAATGATAATCAGAAGTTATATTCACAATATACAGATGACATTAAGAAAAAGATGCAGTTGGTTGCTACTAGAGATAGAATGTTACAGTTAAGTCAAGAAAGAAATATTTATAAACAAAAAGTTATGTATGTTTTACTTGCTTTAATTGTTTCTTTATTAGTTGGTTCTATTTCTGTTTATACTATTTTTAACAGAATGAAATAAATTTTTTAACAAATTTAAATAATTTTTAATAAAATGAAATAAAATTTTCCATTTTATATTATATAATACAAAATGGAAGGTATTGGAGAATCTGTTTTACTAGAAAATGCTATTCGTAAAAATGAAATAGTAAATAGACATTTAGAAAAAAGTTTGAATTCACAACATGTATCATCAAAGACAAGAGTTTCTGAAATAAATAATCAAAGTTTTAGGGAAAAGCAAGAAATGGTAAATAAGTTAATTTATATAATTTATTTTATGTTATTTT